TGATAACGACAAAAATACTCATGTGCTTCTTGGGCTTTACTTTTCGGTTGCATGCTTACATTCATTCTCCATTTGGGGTATTTTATTGTATCATGAGTTGATGTGATTTATCAAATCATATCAAACTACTAGCAGGACAGCCACCAAAGGGCAAAGGCTTGTTTCGCCCAAAACGGCACACGCATGATTTCATACGCCCACCACATTTATCCAAAATGGGGTTGTCGGTAGGGTTGTCGTGTTCATCAAACATGGCCGCCCCTGTATAGCCACATTCTTCGCCACGATACTTACCCACAACCGCCCAGTGGCAGTAATTGGTAATCTCACGCACAGGGATTTTTTGACCTTCCAAATCAATAGGGTTGGATAATTCAAAGGTAACTTGCTGGGCATTTTCTGATGTTTTTTGTTCCACAAACCAAATTTGCTCTTTACATTCATCAGAAGCGGTGGGGTTGCCACCGTCAAAATTGATGGGGTCAAGGTATTTGGCAAGGGTGGTAATGACAGTGAGTTTTGCCCCTGCAAAGTCGTTAAACTGCAAACAGTAGGCAGATACCGCCCCTTGCACTCCTGCAATGTTATTAGCAAGGGTTAGGGTCGGCGTGCTTGCTCTGCCGTCTGAACGCATTTCAAGCCCTGTAACAGACAGAGCTTGTGGCATAAACTCTTGACCACGAAAAGTAATCACGCCATCATTACGCTCGTGATTATGACCGTGAAAGCATAAAATGCCAGCACCCAGTTTACTTGCATCAAGCTCAAAGAGCGTAATTAGCCCATCTACTGTGGGTTTTTGAAAGTCGCTGTTTAATGGCATATTACCTCCAAATAAAAAGATAAGGAAAGTAAATTTCCTTATCTTTGATTGTGTTATGCTTCATCTGGTGCTTTTGCATCATCTGCCTTGTCTGTGGTTTCACTGGCAAGAGCAGCACGCACCCCATAGCGGTCATTTTTATAAGATAGGCTAAACTCAGTGACCGTCTGGCTGTTGTCATAGCCTTGTAATTGACGCAGTTGATTTGAAGCCCATGCCAAAAGGTCAGCACGAAACACTGTGGTGCGATTGCGTTTTAGCACGCCGTTGTTAGCTTCATTGTTACTCACTTCAAAGCCATCATCATCAGGATATTAGGTAATCTCAATGGTACTGGCTTTATCGCCATGTTGGTTTTTCCAAAAGTCCACCTGTCCGATAAAGCTCTGTAATACGGTCGCTTCGGTGCGTGATACTTCGGTTAGGGTTGTTTCGCTCATTGTTTGCTCCTAAAAAAGCCCTTGATTTACAAGGGCTGTGGGTATGTCGGCGACATTAATGTCGGCGAGTTAAAAAACCGCTCATCAGATGATGGGCGGTTTGGTTTAAAAAACCTGCTTTAAAGTAAACCCAATTTGCCAAGCATCGCCCCCCATCTTTTGGCGTGATATCTCACCATCTAGGCGGACTTTGATACTTGGTTCATCGGTTAAAGGCTTAAAGTTAAAAGGCTCAACGCCTTTTGTGTCAATTAAAAAGCGGTAAATCTCATCAATCACCGCCTTTGTGTCAGTCTTGCTACATTGCCATGATTTACGGCTGTTGTTAATACCAAAACTTACCGCCTGCTCATAGCCATCACCAAAGGCGGTTATGGTTGTATTATGGCTGATACTCTCACTGCTGTCTGCCGATATGTCCCAATTAAAAGTTTTCATTGTCTTTTCTCTCAAATTTAATTTCTCACTTTCAATATAGGTTAAAAATGTGATAAAATCACCCATAAATTATCCTTTTAAGTGCTGTTTAAAGGGGTAATAAAAAACCCAACTGTTTGCACCAGTTGGGTTTTTGCTTATCTGCGGTATAGCCTGTCAAGGTGTCCGTTTTGTTTGGTCTCTTGTATCACGACTTGCCGAGCGATTTTTACCATGGCTTCGCCCATGGTTTTGCCCATTTGGGTATCGGCTTGGACATTACTACCGTCAGAGTTTACGGTTACATGGACGTTGATATTATTGACATGACCGCCAATGCCATCACCACGGTTTAGCCGTTCAAGATTGCCAACGCCGATACGCTTTGTGGCTTTGGCATTTAGTACATATTCTTGACCATGTACCACCCCTGCCACTTGATTTATCCCCATGTTGCCTGTGTAGCCCCCTGTGGCAAACCCTTTGGGGCTAATGGCGTTAATCATGCTTAACACATGCCCCTGTGCCAAAGACACTTTGGCGACATTGGCAAGTTTCTGCCAAATGGTTGTCGCTGATGGGTCTGCCCAAGCATCAGCAACCGCCTTACCCATTTTAACGCCCACATCTGCCAAGGCATAGGCTTTTGACGCAGCGAACATCACACGGTAGGCTTTGGACTGCTCACCTGCATGGTCTTTGATGAGACCTGCCAGTGCCCCAAATGTTGTACCATAAGCCTGCAAGGTTTTGCTAAGGCGTTCTTCTTCAAGTTGCTCGGTTTTTTGGGTGTATAAGGCTGTTATGGCGTACATTTGCTCTTCATGTGTGCGTTTGGCTTCTTGTAATAGCCTGCTACGCTCATTAAAATCATCGATGACAAAATTGCCTGTCTCATCCTTATCATTGATGGCTTTTTGCACATCATGATAACGTGCCAGCTCATCGTTTTTGTTGTCCTGATGAGTTTTGTCAAGCTGATACTGTGCGTACTCATTGGGCGACAGACGTTTTTGGTTCATGATATCGTTATATTGTGCCATGTAGCCTGTGTTTTTTAACTGCTCAAATGCCTTGTCAAATTCAGCCACCTTTTTTTGTTGTGCCATCTGATACTGCTGAACATCAAAGGCGTATTTGTCTTCTATCGCCTGATAATGGATGGCTTTTTCTTGTTGGGATAACTGGGTATCTAGGTTAATCTTATGCTCTGCCAACTCCTTTTCAATTTTCAACCGTTCAGCAGCGTTTAAACGATAAGCATTTAATTGAAAGTCGGTTGATTTTTTGTGGTAGATTTGGCTCTCATCAAATTGGTATTTGGCAAGTTGCTTCCACTTTGTTGCTGTTTTTTCATCAAATCCTGCCCCATGAATCTCTTCTAAGAGCTTTTTGAGTTCATACTTTGCCTTGGTGTACCTGTCCATGAAGCGAAGTTCTATCTGCTCTCGCATTTTGGCAAGCTCTTCTGGGGTTTTTTGTTTTGGCTCTTTGGGTTTTTTGTCTTTATCGCCCCTACCGCCTTTACCCTTTTTCCCCTTTTGCTCTTTGGTGTTGTCTTTTGTAGCGGCGGTATTGGCTTTTGTGGCATCGGCAAGCCGTGCCGTCTGCTTATCATACGCACGACTGCCAACAGAAGCCCCATAATTGTCCACATAGGGCATGATGCTCTCCATGACACTGCCAATGTTATCAGACAAAGACTGACCGCTCAAAGCCAAATACTCGCTTTGTCTAAAACTGACCCCTGTGCCTGCCACCTTTGGAATGACATTCATGCGAACGCTAAACGGTGTGGTAGAGAGTGCATCATTTAGCCCTTTTATCATGCCATTGACTTTGTCAATTGCCCCATTAACCATGCCAATAACGGCTTGTGATACGCCATTGGCGACGGCTTTGATGGTATTGCCTGTGGCGATGACAACATTGCCAAAAGCTCTGCCTACCTGATAAACGCCATTTCCTATCCACTTAAAAAAACCGCCAATGGTTGAGATGGCGGACGCTAATATACGCCCAACCGCCTGAATAAGCCCTGCAAAACCGTTTTGGGTGTTGGCAAAGAAAACAGCAAATCCTTGACTGCTCTCTTCACCGCTTTGCTTAAAACTGCTTGATATGTTAAACGCCACCGCTTCTGCCAAATCGGACAATCCCTTTAATCCTGTGCCAACCGTACTAAACAAATCACCAAAAATGATGCCTATGGTGTCTAGCACATCATCCAAACCATAAAAAGCAGATGCCAACGCCACCACGCCTGCCGTCATCGCCACCAAAGGGTGTGCCATAATGACCTTACCCAACGCACTAAATGCTGTTGTGGTTAGAGTAACACGACTGGCAAGTGATACCAATGCCACACCTGCCACAGCGACCGCCCCTTTGGCAAGGGTCTCAAAATTATCAGCCATACCCAATAATGACTTTACCACCACGGACGATAAGCCTGTGGTATTATTTACAAACTTATCCACAAACTTTTTATAATTGTTGCTAACCCTTTCAAGAGACCCGCTGATGGTAACAGGCATTTTGTCAAACATGGCTTGTAATCTGGGCGTGGCGTCCGCCAAGGCGTTATAAATCACTTCTGATGTGATAGCACCGTCGGAGGCAAGCTGTCGCACTTGCCCACGTGTTTTGCCCAACTTTTCTGCCACCAAATCAAGGATGATGGGGGCATTTTCTGCCAATGAGCGAAATTCATCGCCCTGCAACACGCCTGATTGCATGGCTTGCCCCAACTGCAAAATAGCGGACGCCTGCTCAGATGCTGACTTACCACCCACACCCATTGCCAAACTCACCGCATTTGTGAATTTTAGGACTTCTTCTTGGGATTTACCTAGATTGCTTAGGGCCCGAGCGGAGTTCGTATAAAGCCCTGTGGTTGCTGATATGTCCGTTAGGTTCTTGTTCGCCATTTGGTGCAAGCGTTCATTGACCGCCACATACTCTTCATGGCTTGCCGTTACTAGCTTAACTTGACTGTTTAGCTCCTGCATGTGGTCGGCAGTCTTAGCGATAGAGAGACTAGCACCCACAAACATGCCCCCTGCAATAAGACCATGTAAAGATGACAGGCGGTTTTGTACCTCCCTTAAACGACTACCAAGGGTTTGCACTTGACCGCTTGCACCGCTTGCTGAGCGACTAACGCCATCAAAATCCCTTTGCAACTCTTCAATGCTCACCCCTGCTCTTTTGGCAGCTTCTGCAACGCTAATAAACTTGCCACCAGCTTCATGCCAACGACCTTTAGAGTCTTGGTAAATGCCATTTAATTTTGCTGTCTTATTTGCTAAATCTTCTGTATTTTTTGCCAAAACATCAACAGATTGGCTTGCCCTATTTGATGACCTACCAACATCCGCCAAACCACGACTTGCCGTGGCACTTGCCCCACCCATG